TAAGAGATTGGGTATGCCGAAGCCTGGAAAGGTAATCAACTCCCCGCCCTCTGTTCGTTTTCATAATTCTGATGGGGTTGTCATCACTTAAGCATAGTCATTACAGAATTACGCTATGGCTTGTATCAAAAGGGATTGGCTAGACTTCACACAAAGCACGATGACTGTTTGCCCTTTGAGTTGGGCATGAGTACGGTGAGGTGTGCACCCCCTTCCGAGTCCACCCCAAAAAAAATTACAGTTTATTGAGCGTAGTGGTGTTGTCGGTTAAGTTCACGCTTTGATGAGCGCAATAGAACTTCCGACTTAAAACCTTATCCAGATTAAACAAATTGAAGGTTGTCCACATCGGACCAGTAGCTACACCTTCTATGTGTTTGCAGTATTTGGATAGGCTTCCGATGCCTGTAACATCCAAACCCATCTCTAAAGTGGATAAACCCATGCCTGTAGGGTTCGTTGTGATGACAGAAAACCCCTCATTTAGAAGATTGCGTACCCGATTCTTAAAGAATTGAGCATCAAAGTCTGGCAATTGCCCTGATTGCGGGAGGGCGTTAATGATGAGGTAATCAAATTCAATCGGAATGGGGGCGTTTAAGGCGGGGTACTCAAAGAGTAGATCCTCTCTGCAAGCCATAGGGGAGGGTAATTCAAGAAGGTTAGACAAGTGATCGAACCATTCCAGATGAAAGTTAACCCAATCATGCTGTAGGGGATGGTTGTAAAAGTAGTTATCCCTACCAATCCAAGCGTTTACTGTGCCAGGCGGAATACTTAACCCTTGCAAGCTAATAGGAACATCCTCTAACAACGGAGTTAGTTGACTGTGGTGCATGGGATTACAGTGGTGGGTGAACTCCAGGTCGGGGTTCTCCTTGCAAACCCTACGCAGATAATTAAGATGAACTAGGTTATCCCCTAGATGATATTCATTGTAGGTGTGTATCATGGTAGTGTATGATGAGTGAAGTTATAAGGAGAATAGCATGACTATTGAAGTAGAAAAAAATATTCCCATACCCCCTGAGAAAAAGCGCAATGTGTACCCATATAAGAGCATGGAGATCGGTGAGAGCTTTTTCATACCAACGGGAAAGATTCAAATTGTCTGTAATGCAAACTACCGTACAGGCAAGCAATTAGGTAAAAAATTTATAGCCAGAAAAGAAAAGGAAGGGTGCAGAGTATGGAGAACGGAATAAACCTACAAGTTGCCAATGATGACAAGGTAATAACGCTGTTAGATCAAATTGTGATTGCTAGATTAAATCAAGCTCTAGAGATTTGTGATCCAGATATGACTAATGCTATCAAGAGTGTTTTATCTTATTTTGGGGGATAGTATGGAGAACGGAATAAAAGATGCGGTGTCTGTCCAACAGTACATCGAGAAAGCTGGCGATCTAGCCAAAAAACAATATATGCAACAGATGTGGGGCTTAGATAAAGAAAAGCTATTCCACGAGCTGATGCGGGTTCATGCCAAGTCCTCAGAGCTATTGATGGCTGCGGAAGAAGAAATCAAATACCTCAAATCATTGTTAGATGGTCCAGAGGATGGGGATGCAAGACACTAAGGATTAAAAATGACTACCCAACAAGAGTTGATGGCATTGATTCAACAACAACAATATGAGCAAATGAGGCAACAAATGTTTGCTCGTAATACCGCTTATGCTAAACCTAATTGGCAACAGCAGATGGCTACTTTGACCCCACAGCAAGAACAGGCTTTTCAGCAATGGGTTCAAGCTAACAAAGTACCGTTTGATTCTAACGATAAGTATCCTGATTATGATATGAGGGGTTATTACTTATCTTTGCAAAACAATCCAGAAGCGCAACAATCTGCGGTTAACCCTATTACCCAGAGCTTGCATTACCCAGATACTTACAAAACTCCCTACCATGAATCTTTTAGTTCTGAATCACAATGGGCTACAGAAGGCGCTCCTTCTTGGCAAGGTGAAAAGTTAGTATCTCCCAAAGGTGAGGTTGTTTTTGAAGATAAGCCTGAATGACTTGGAAAAACTTTCTTCTGAGCGCCTGATGTTCAAAACCGAGATGATGAGGGCGCTTTCTTGCAAAACCAAGAAGCAGAAGATCGCCTTGGCAAGCGAGTGGAAGGAACGGTTTAGTGCAATGACCTATGAAAGCCTGATAGACCTTGCTAAGAACCATGTAGCCCGTTTAAAGGTGGCTTATTGGGATTTACCTAACTTTGAAACAAAGAGATTGGATAAACACAATTGAAAACTTGTGCCGTAGTGACCGTAACCAATGGCAAGCGCCCAGACGAGTTAGCCAATTGCGTTAAATCTATTCAAGCTCAAACTTACCCTTGTGAGCATTACATATTGTGTGATGGAGAGCTTCATACCTTTCAAGCAATAAAGCGTTTGTTTTCTAAGGCTCATGTTTGTTATTGGGATAAACCTATTGGCGGGAACGGGTATGCGGGGCAACGCTGGCTTGCTGCTGCGCCTCAATTGATTACTGAGGATGTCACTTTCTTTTGTAATGACGATGATTGGTATTCTGCCGACCATGTAAAAAATATCATGGATAAAATTGATGAGGGCTATGATTGGGCTTATAGCCTTAGATCAGTTCACGATAAGGAGGGCAACTTTTTGTTTGATGACAACTGCGAAGCCCTCGGAGAGCTACATGATTGCTGGCACGCACCAGGGCATCGCTTTGTAGATTGGTGTATGTGGGGTATGAAAACAGAATACTTAAAACAATTGGCTATTTTGCTAAACCGCCCTGATCCTACGGTAGATCGCCAGTTTTATCAGGCAGCTATTCGTATTGTTCCTAATTTTGCCTCTACAAATAAGCACACCTTTCATTTTCGGATGGGTGGCAACTGTGGCGTACAGCCTGAGTTCTTTATTGAAGGCAACAAGCGCATTTTGGAGAAGTTTGACGGTAAATTGCCTTGGATCACTACATGAGCGACTTTAACCTCAAGCATTTTTATCATTTTTGTAATCAGCTCAAAATTGAAACAAAAGAGCAAGGCTTACGCAAGCTCGATAACCTCATGGGTTCTCAGACCTATGTCATGAACGAGATGGCTAAAGGATTGGCAGATGGATGCCATTTCTTTGTCATTCTGAAAGGAAGGCAACTTGGAATTACCACAATCTCCCTCGCACTTGACCTTTATTGGCACTTCACCCACCCAGGGTTGCAAGGAACGCTTACAACAGACACCGAAGAAAATCGAGATATGTTTAGAAGCACCCTTGCAATGTACATGGATGGTTTACCCAAAGAGTACAAAATCCCGATCCTTACTCACAACAGGAACGCCCTTGCCCTCAAGAATCGAAGTCGATTGTTTTATCAAGTCGCTGGGCTTAGAGCAAAAGGATCTTTGGGTCGTGGGAAAGGTATCACCTTCTTACATGGCACAGAAACAAGCTCGTGGGGTGACGAAGAAGGACTAGCTTCCCTACTAGCTTCTTTGGCAGAAACCAACCCTGATCGGCTATACACCTTTGAATCGACAGCTCGTGGCTTTAATATGTTTCACGATATGTACACCACTGCTAAACGGGCTAAAACCCAACGGGCAATTTTCTGTGGATGGTGGCGCAATGAGATGTACAGCCTAGATCCGCAAGGTCAGACCTACAAGGTGTACTGGGATGGCAAGCTCACTGGTGAGGAAAAGGAGTGGGTACGGGACATTAAGAAACTGTATGGCGTAGAGATCAATTCTCGCCAAATAGCGTGGTGGCGTTGGAAACTTTATGAAGGCATAAAGGATGATAGTCTTATGTATCAGGAGTTTCCGCCTACTGAGGACTATGCCTTTGTGATGACGGGAACATCGTTCTTCTCCAATGCGAGGTGTACCGATGCTGTTAAGAAACTTAAGAAAGTTAATTGCGATTATTACCGCTACAGCTTTGGCGTTAACTTCCAAGATACCGAAGTGCTTAAATCTACAGAGCGCCTTGCCACGCTCAAAATTTGGGAAGAACCTGTGGATACTGCTTACTATGTTATCGGAGCTGATCCTGCTTATGGTTCTTCTGACTGGGCTGACCGATTTTGCATCCAAGTATTACGAGTTTACGCTGATGGGTTGGAACAGGTAGCTTCCTTTGCCACTTCTGAATTAAACACTTATCAGTTTGCTTGGGTGATCTCCCACTTGGCGGGAGCATACAAAAACTCCACATTAAACCTTGAGATCAATGGTCCAGGGCAAGCCGTCATCAATGAGCTTCGAAACCTCAAGCGCCAAGCCTCTGCAATGGGGACAGCATTAGGAAAAGACCTCATGGATGTGTACGGCAATATGCAAAACTACATTTGGCGCAGAAACGACACTCTTGGTGGAATTAGTAATTCCATTGGGTGGATGACCACCGCAGCTACCAAAGAGCGTATGTTGACCTACATGAAAGATTACTTTGAAAGAGGTATGTTGGACTTGTGGGATATGGACACCCTTGAAGAAATGAAAACCACTATTCGAGATGGCGGATCAATTGAAGCATCAGGTAGGAACAAAGACGATAGGGTAATTGCTACTGCCCTTGCTTGTGCAGCCTTTGCCGAACAGGTGCAGCCCAGGCTTATTGCGCAGAAGATTACCAGACAAGTTTCTAGGGTACAGGATGACTTTTCCCCCGAACAGCTCACAGTCGGAAGAAATGTCAGTGATTATCTGAAAAAAATTGGGGTGTACGGAACATGAGAGCTACCCTACCTAGAGGCGAACTAAAGCGGGTGATGAAGCGCTTTTTGCAAGACAAAGATCGGGGAATCTCTATGCCTTTGTTTGCAGATCTAGCTGGCATATCTTTATCCCATTTAAAGGATGTATTTTTAAATGAAACAGAGCCTTTAACCGAATATGTCCAAAGAAGGGTGTCAAAAGCCTATAACGAGTGGCTAAACGGAGAAGTAGCCATCATGCAAAACCGAGATACTTCTAAATTTGTCCAATATCGTAAAGAAGCCAAGCCAACATTACATCGCAGTACGGGCTTGCAAGTGGTAAATGGAGAGATTAAGATTAAGGTAGGGATTAGCAATAGATATGATTATTCAGAATTAACGCTTGACGAACAATTGAAGGGGAGATAACAATGGCGGTAGTTAATGATTTTCACTGTGCAACGCATGGTTACTTTGAATCTAGGACACCTAAATGTCCAATGAAAGGATGCAATGAAGAAGTTATGGTCGTATTTTTGCAAGCGCCTAACCTCGTTAGTGCGAAAACCAAGTTCACCGATAAGTCCACTAAGCAACTTGCCATCGAGTTCGGTATGTCGGACATCAAAACCACGAGGGAAGGCGAGCATCAAGAAGGCTTCCTTACCAAAAGAAACAAGTTCACCGAAAAAGAATACGAGCAAGCCGAAAAGTTTGCCACCCGTAAAAAAGGTGTTGACAAAGATCGAATTAAACAAACAACGCCACAGCCGACACAAGAAGGTCCTAGAGAAGCAAGACCAGGCGATGCAGCGGTCTGGGGTGGCGGTATGCAAGGAATGAATATGCAATCTATCTTAGCGGGAAGATTCTCTCAACCAGTAGGACCATCACTTGGCAAGGAAGCAGAGCCTACTAATTTTGCTCCAAGCCAAGCGGGTATTAAAACTGGACCAGTTACGCTTCCTGGGGGTACACTGAGAGATCCACAAAACTTACAGATTAAAAAATGAAAATACCTA